ATTATAGTTTAAAGTTTTTAAATTATTACCAGATGCATTTACATCTGTATCTTTTTTAATTCTTGCTGTACTGTAATCTACAGACTTTGTACTTGTAGGTAAAGAGTATCGTGCTACACCAGCCGTAAGTGTAGAACTGTTAGAAGCATGATTAAAAGAATAACCAAACTCTCTTTGATTAATATATCTAATAGATTCATTAACAGCATTTTTACATTGAACTTGTACGCCCCTAGCTGAAGAAAAATTACTAGATGTAAGTTCTACTTCATTCATTCTTATTATAACATCATTACTTAATGATAAAAAGGTAAGTGCCATTATGTTTCCTTTAGATAAGCTAAAGGGGCCAGTGTGATACCAGCCCCTAAAGTTATTTTAAATTAAGTCACGTTGAGCAACTGCAGCTTCTGTCATTGCAGCAGAAACGTCAACCACTACACAGTAGACACGTAAACGTCCAGTTGCAGCAGCAGCACCAGCGATTGTTACATCAATGGTATCTGCAGCACCAACAAGAGCTAGAGCTTCTGCAGCATATGTAGAAGCCGCACCTGTATTAACAAGGTTAGCTTCACCATTAGAACCTTTTGCAAGGTATGTACCTGCAGCAGCATCAAGTGCCGCACCGTCAATGATGTCATCACCACCACCAAAGTCAATATTACAAGTACAACTTGCAGTAAAAGACTTCATAATTTCAGCACCAGCAGCGATCACGAATGATTCAGCAGGAACTACTAGTAGTTGAAAGATGTCACCGTTAGCGATAGTAGCACCTGCAGTAATCATAGCATCAATATCTAAGATTGCTTCAAGGGTGCGTACTGTGTTACCTACATTGGTGTGAACAGCAAGAACGTCTGCGCCAACACCAGCAGTAGATGCGAGAGTCATATCAAAAGTAGCCATAAGTTATATCCTCCCTTACGCTGCGTTATAACGAGCAGTTACGATAGCTTCTGGACGAAGTATCTTTCTGCCGTATAGATGCATACCACGAACAATGTCAGCAAAGCTGTCCTGATCACGATATGTTTCTGTCTTATTGATTTGCTCCGCAGTTGCAACAGCAGAATCATGTCCAGCAACAATAACACCAAGGTTTGTTAATTGATTAGCTGTGCCTGATGTTCCGGGTCCAGTGCCAAGGGCAGGTAGATTGGAAGATGTATAGACACGGAAACCGTGGAAGTTATTTATAGTTAGACCGTTACGTAGTCCACCTGACTCACCGTAGTCAGCGTTCATAAAACGTGAATCTTCATCGGCAAGAATTTCCATAAACACTGGATCAACTACAAGCCAGCGATTTTGTGAATCAACTTGCTGTTGGTCAAGCAAACGCTTCATGCGTGATATAATCATCGCAGGGGAAACAGTTGCTGTTGGCAGTGATGTAGCTCCGGGCATACGAGCAGTTACTGGAATCGAATGAGTACCAGCAGATGTTGTCGTAATGTTACCAAAGTCACCTTTATGAAGCTGCATTGAAGAAAGCAGTTCGTTTGAACCTGCAGTAGATACAGCTTTAGTACCATTAACAGTTGTGTTAAGAGCACTTGCTTTACTATGCAGAGAACTTTGTGCATAACCAGCCATGTAGCCAAGAACTTCTTGGTCATACTGATCAGACAAACGATAAGCTGCACGATTGCTTGCCAAGTCCATAAAATTTATATGTGAATGGGCTTCTTCAATATCGTCCATCTTAAAAGCATAGTAGTTAGCTTTGTCAATAACGAGTGAGAAGTCTTCATCTTCTAAATCTTGGGCTGTGACATTTGTGCCACGTGCATATTCTGACACTGAAATTTCAGGTTCTTTAATGATCTTGACGGTATCGCCTTGACCACTAATCTCTCCGAAATAATCAGAGTTAGTAATGTCTCCTACAACGGTAGACTTGCGGAACGCAAGTTGTACCTGTTTGGAGTAGATTACAGGACTAAAATTACCATTAGGTAAATTCCCATAACCTGTTGCGGTTTTAAAAGCCATAATAGTTCCTCCTATAAAGTTTAGGCTTGCTTATAAGCTAAACATTATCACATAGAGGCTGTACTTTTTCTAGGGTGCATATTATTATTAGTTGGCCTACCAATAATTTTATGGGCCTATACTTGAACAGGTAAGTCTTACGTATTGTTTAGTTTTGTATTTGGTAGTTTATTATTAGGTAGACCCAATGGGCGGCTAATAATGATTATACCTATAGTTATACTGTATTAATTTTATTTGTCAACAGTATTTTATCGTGCAGAACCAGACATATCATAAATAAATTTTCCAGTTCTTATTGCTTCCATAATCGCATCGGAAGCTTTTTCGTATTGATTAGTTGTCATACTGGCAACTTGCGATTCACTAAACGTACCGTCTTTGCTACCTGTGTCAGGTGCATTACGACTAGTACGATTAACAGAACGTGCAGCATCTCTATTGCTTGCAGGTTTCTTTGTGCTGATATTCATATCTGCTTTGTACAAATCAATTGCACGACTTGCAGAACGAGCATCTGTATCATTTTCGTATAGAGCATCTTGAACCCACTTAGGTTGTTCTTCTGCCCAATTGTGAAAGTCATCACTATCTCGTATCTCGCCAAAGTCAGGATGAACCTTTAATAATTCTACTTCTGCTTTTTCACGAGATGCTGTAGCTCTCATTTCATCTATTTCTTTTACACGGCTCTCTAAACCTTCTGACTGTTCACGAGCTTTTTTAATTGCTATTGTTTCTACAATGGCTGCTACGTCAGGGTACTGTGCTGCCCATGCATCAATATCTTCATCAGACTTAGGTAGTTTAATCTCTTTACGTGTAACATCTTTTAACTGCGTCTCTAGTTGACTAAACTTGTCTTCCCAAGACTTTTCTTTCTCTTGCATATGCCGCCTAAGATCACCGTAACGTTTCTTAAAACTTTTTTCTTCTGCATTAGTAGGTTCAACTTCTTGTGCTTGAGCCTCTGGTGCATCTTCTTTATCTGCAAGTAGTTGCTTTAGTTCTTTCTCATCTTGATCAATGCGGTTTGAGTTAGCACTCTTTCTATCTACAAATGCAACCTTTTTGGGAGTGGTTACTTCTCCTGCTGTAGTAGTATTCATTATAGTTCTTTCTTTCTGGGGCCACCGTAGCCTAATGTTGGTAGGGGGATGAGTAGCCAGCGTATAAGGTGATTACTTTTTCTTTCTTCTTGAAGCTAGGCCACCTCTATTCATAGGGCCAGCTATATTACTGCCTCCTACACCTGCTCCTACATCTGAACCTGCTATCATTTGTGATCCAGATATATTTTGTGCAACTTCTTCAGATACTCCTGCAGCAATTGCTGCTTGTTGATTAGCAGCTTGTTGTGCTGCACTACCTGAACTTGCTTGATTTTGACTTGCTGTAATACGTGCTTGCATTCGTTGTGCCAAACTAGGTCTATTATCATCGTCATCATCATCACTACTGCTAGTTGGAGTTACTACAGGATCAGGAGTACTTACATCTCTAGCAATAGCTGCTTTAGCATTAGCCATATCATCTTCAGTAATTTGATTAAATGGTGATCTTTTTCTTGTACTTGGAGAACTTAAATCTGTAGGTTGTTTAAATACTAGTGAATTAATATTATCATTTATTTCATAAATTAAACTAGCATCAAATGTTTTAGGTGGAGTATCTACAGATAATCTACCAGAAGGAAATGCACTTTTAGAATCTCTAGGATCAACTAATTTAGCATATTTATTTTTTAAATCTTCAAATCTTGTATTTACTTTTCCTAATCCACCTGTTACTTTTTCTGCTTTAACTACAGGGTCTACAATGTTTATACCTGATTTATCTAAAGCATCAGCAGCTTGTAAATTAAGAACAGTTTCATTTAATCTATCTCTTTGATCAAGATTACCTAATTTATATTCAGGATCATCTTTAAAAAGATAGCTTCTTTCCTTTTCACTGTATATTTGATCTGATGCTATATCTTCTGGTTGATCTGCATAGATTGCTTCTAAAGCACTACTTGCAGCCAACATTTGTTCTTCAGTTGTAGTTTTGTCTGAAACAGGAGATGCACTTTTAACAATCTCTTCTACAACAACCTTATTACTTTTATCGTCTTCTGGATTCTCTTTTACAACTGTATTACTTACCTTCTTAACAACTTCTACTGTTTTAGGATCAGTAATTCCAAGACTCTCTGTAATAGGTTTAATTAAAGAGTCTATAACTTTAGAAACTATGCCTTGTCCTTTTTTTGTAGTTAATCTATCTTTAACAGCTTTTAATGCTGCTACTTGACCTTTTACATCTGTTTTCTTTGCTTCTTCAATTCTTTTATCAATAGATGCTAATATTTTTTTCTTTTGATCTTTCATAGCTATTGCCATAAAGCCACCTATTATAGGATTAATTGCAGCACCTACCCCTGTAGCAACATTACCAAAAGTAGATACTTTCTCAGCTTCTTTAATATACATTTCTAATGGTGAACCTGCCCAACTACCTGCCTCTACAAATGCATTTTTAGGAGGTGGTTTTGGGCCATCATCACTACCTGTATTTACAACTTCTTCTTCTTTTTCTTCTTCTACAGGTACAGAACCTTTTAGTACATAACCTTCTGGAATAGGTATAACTGGCTCACCATCAAAGAAAGGTATGCGTCTGTCTGGTGAACCTTCTTTTACATATATACGAACATCTTGATTGCTATAGTCAAAGTCAGGCATACGTATACCACCAGACTGTAGGAACAAACCACCTTCTGCTTTCTTCTTTGGTTTATCATCTTTATCTGGCCCACTAATAACAACTAGATCAGCCATACCAAATGGCATATCGTCAGGCATTGTAGCTTCATCACTATTACCCATTTGCCCCATAGCTTCCATTTGCTTAAGGCCCATCTTAGCAGCTTGACGCATTTCCATAAGTTTCTCAAGGCCAAGGAACCTAACTACATCAGCAGGAAATACAAACTCACCTTCACTTACCTGTGCAGGTATATCATCTCTAACTTCTTTACGAGTACTACCAATAGGAACTTTATTACCTGATTCTTTATCTATCATACCACCTTCATCACGTAAGCCGCCTTCTTCAAACATATCCATTTGACGTTGCATGTTATCCATTTTTTAATACCTCATCTCGTAATAGTTGTAATCTACGTAACTGATATATTGCACCTTGTGCTCTATGTATTGTCATAGTATTGTCTGCTTGTTCCATAGAACGATGTTGTTGCTCTATAATAGTATTTAAATAACTACTGAACTGGTCCCACTGCTGGTGGTTGCTGACCAGCCCCTTGAGCTTGTTGAGGTGCTCCTTGTCCTTCATTACCGCTAAATCCTTGTTCTTGTGGCACTGGAACCTGTCCTGTACCTATAGTGCCGCCACCTGCTCCTGTAGGGTCTGCTGGATTTGCACCTGCTGGTGGTTGCCCTTCAGTTTCTGGTTGTTGGAAACCTTTCATAAGCTCTGCCTGTATAGCAGCCTCATCCATATTGTTAGTTACTTTATCTGGGTCAAGATCAAGAGACTTTGCAATCTCACGAATAACATACTGAAACTTAGCAAACGGTGCAAGTGCAGGGCTAGATGCAATCTGCATAAACTGCATTAGTCTTTGACTACGTACTTCATTAGCCATTAGACTTTCTGTACCACGAGCCTTAACCTCTAAGTCACCTTTAATGTTTGGATCAAAGTCAAACTGCATATTAAATCTAAACAAACCTTCACCTAGTGGTCTAAGTAAATAATCATCTACATTTTTAATAACACTTTTTATACTACCTTGTGCAGCACCCATAAGCATACTAATACCAGAAGCAGTACGGCCCACCCCCGATACGCCTGTCTGACCATGTGCGAAAGATGGGAAGCCAGTTGATTCATCTGCTAATACCCTTGCCTTATCAAATAACTGTAAGTTTTCCTGTGACACGTTAGGAAACTTAGTACCAAAGATAGCTTGACCCGGTGCTCCACCTTGTCTCCTAAATACTTTGCCGGGATATACTGATAAGTCTTGACCCGGAACTAAGTTAGTTTCATCTACCTCAATAAGAAGATTACCAGATAATACAGCATTGTCAACAGCCATTCTCATAAAACCATTCATAAGAGTTTGTGTATCATCCATATTCTCTGCAATACCTACCCCAAAGAATGAGTAAGGATTTAATTCGTATGGTGCAGCCATGTAAGGTATAGTAGCAGGTTTAAACGGATTAAGAACCATACGTAGTAATTTACCATTACATATCCATATATTTGCTTGCAATTCATCTACATTAGATAGTTCTTTAGGTATGTCTACACCTTGCTCTATTAACATCTCTGTGTCGCACATACCCCAATACTCTAGAACTTCATAACGATTTACACCATAGTCAGGTACATAGTCAGCTAGGTCATCTTCCCAATATTCTTTGTTATAGTTCTCACCTAACTGTACAGCTTCTTCAATTACAGTAGGACGAAAGTATGGCCTACGTTTTAATCCACGTAACTGTGTACGTGACATCTTATGTCTCTCAATAACAAACTGAGCTTCGTCCATATTAGTTGCATCTGGATCAGGATAAAAGTTCCACACAGATACATGAGATACTTGCGGTATAGTTTTTATAACAGGGTTATATTCACCATCTTCTCCCCAATTAGGATACTCTTTGTCTACAGCAAACGGACCTTTCATTACACCAGTACCAAACAATGCCATCTCAAATGCTGTACTGCGTAAATGTTTACTTGCACTAGACTCTTCTAGTTGATCATGTATTTTTTTTTGCATTGTCTTAGCAGCTACCATAGCTGGACTAAATGTAATTGCAGTAGGTGTCTTACCTACACCCTGACGTAAGCCATCTATGTTAGTTAACTTTTCTGATAGTGGGCCAAGGCTATCTGCTAGTGTTGCTGCTGTAGCACCTTTAGGTAATTCTTTACCGTCACCCTTAAAGCCATACGGATTTACTTCTTCGTCCATACCAGAATTTCTTAGTTGCTCTGGTTCTTTAGGATCAAAGTGTACGTCTGCAACTACACCATCAGGTAATTCTGTTGGGTCTACTGTTAGCGGAAACTTTTGACTAGCAAATAATACATCAACAATCTGCCCATAAGCAGCAAGTGTTTTTGTTTTAGTTACTTTAATAAATACTCTTGACTTCTCAGCCTCTGTAAACTGCACATCAGGCCCATATAAACCACGATAGTTTCTATAAGAACGTAACCACCTATGCTCATCTTGCTGTCTGTGATCTTCTGCACGACTATATCTATCCATAATAAATGGAATAATCTTTGATGTATTTACGTCTTCTACGTCAGAGTTATCACTGTCTTCTAAGACAATAGAATCATCTTCAATAAAACCTTCGTTTTCTTCTTCCATTTATTTTTCCTTAATAGCCAAACGTTGAATCTGCAACTTGCATATTTCTTTTAGGTGGACCCATAGGATCATAATCAAATATACTAAACCTTGGTCTTGACATTATACCATATCGTAAAGCGTCATACAAGTGGTCTTCTGATGTAGTATCTATATCTTCTGGATTTCTTTTATCTATTGGTAGTGCAGGTAGTTGAGAAATTAGATTTGTACAGTTTTCAAAAAATACTAGTCTAGGTTCTTCTGTAAACTCATCTATCTGTAATCGTCTGTGTACTTCGTTTTTTCCTGATACTCTTGATCCTCTTGATCTATCAGATGGACGCCACCTACAACCTTTCATAATCATTTGTTCAGCTAGGCTAGGGCCAGTGTCTCCACGTTTATGCCACAAACTAGAATCAAGTACACCATATTTAATGTTACCGTCACCCATTTCTA